CGAGGTAGTCGTGGTCGATCGGCAGCGCGCCCTTGCCGCCGAAGACCTGGTGATCGGGGCGGACGATCTCGTCGCCGGCCGTGGTCCACTCCTGGTCCTCGACGCCGTGGGCCCGGAACATCTGGTCGCGGACCCCGTTGAAGAGCCCGGAGACCTCGGTCCGCGCCCACGTGAGCGTCTTGGCCGCGGACTGCGAGACGTCGAAGACGTGCCCGATCCGCGCGCGGAGCTGGGAGATCGTGTCGCCGGCCGAGACGCCCTGGGAGAGCGAGGCTCGCACGCGCCCGAGCAGCGTCTTGGCGCTCTCCGAGACGATCTTCCGCTCGCGCAGGTCGAAGTAGGAGAGGATCGCCGAGTCGTCGATCGAGAAGACCGGGACCCCGAGGTCCTCGACCGTGAAGTCCCAGGCCGCCTCGAGCACGCCCGCGTAGGTCGGCCGGATCAGCGACTTCAGCGTCGACTCGAGCTCGGCGAGCTCCGGCAGCACCGCAGTCAGGTCGATCGACTTCTCGCGCGCCTTGCCCGCCCCGGCCGTCGCTTCGTCGAAGCTCTCGAGGACGTCCTTCCGATGCCCGGCCACCCACCCGCGGTAGGCCGTCCGGGCCGGTCGCTCAAGTTTTGTCTCAATCGCGAGAAAATGGCGCCATCTTTTTCCGGCGGACCGGGTCCGCGCCCCGTCGCTTCGCCGAACCGCGGGCGCGCCCTTGGCCGGGCCCGGTTCGGCGGCGGGCTCCTCCGAGGCGGGCTGCCCGCCGGCGGGCGCGGGCGACGGCTCGCCCATGCCCTGGAACGCCTCGTCCACGGCCAGGCGGACGGGGACCATGAGCTGGGGCACCAGCGCGTCCTCGTCGCCGGGGAACTCGGCGACCGGGAGGTCGACGACCTCGAGCGCCTGCTTCGGGGACATGTGGATCCCGGCCGCGGTGAGCTTCGTGACGATGTCCGCCTTGTCCGAGACGCCCGCGCGCATCGCCTCGATCCCGCGGATGTCGAACATGAAGAAGACGTCGTCGGTCTCCGGAAACAGGAGCGTCGAGTCGATCTCCGCCTCGATCATTCGGAAGTCGGGGAGGATCGTCTTGTCCCAGAAGCTCTTGTCCTGCGAGAGCGCGGTCGCGTAGTTCGTGAACTGCGTCAGCCCGAGCAGCGACGGCGGCGTGCCGAGCACCGCTAGGATCTCCTCGCGGTCCCACTTGCGCTGCTCGAGGAACTCCATGTCCTGCGGCGAGAGCGCGATGTTCTGCCACTCGAATCCGCTGTGCAGGATCCCGACGCGCTCGGCGTTCTCGACGCCTTTGTGCATCTGCTCCCACGACTCGCGGAAGTCCTGCTGCTCCTTCGGCGTCAGCGCCCCTTCGAACTTCAGCGTCCCCTTCGGGATCGCGCGGTTGCGCAGGAGGTTCGACGTGTAGGCGCTCGTCGCGAGGTCGATCTCGATCCCCTGCGCGACGGCGGAGAGGCGGGACATCCCGCGCAGCGGGTTCGACGGGTTCGGCAGCTTGAACTGCACGACCTGGTCGAGGTCGAGCGGGATCCGGCTGCGCGCGCCGGGCATCCAGCGCGGTGGCCGATACCACCAGCCGATCAGCGGCCCGCTCGTTCCGTCGCGCAGTCGCTCCTCGAACAGGTCCGGCGACATCGGCCAGAGCTGCGTCGGCATCTCGCCGAGCGCCGTCGCCACGGGGTTGCCCTCGTCGTCGCCTTTGACCCAAAAGCACTCCCCGCGCACGCGCAGGAAGAGCAGCGTGACCTGCATGAGCTGGTCGCCGTTCTGCATCGGGTTCGGCCGGATCAGCAGGTCCATGAGCGGGTGCTCGAGATCCGGCTCCGCGTCCGCGTCCTTCATCGACAGGCGCTTCGTCAGCGGCACACGCAGGTGGCGCTGGATCGCGCGGCGGCGACTCCCCGCCTTCGCCCCGGTCCACTTGCGGCCGGCCGCGAGCGCCTTGGATCTGCGCCGCTCGACCGTCTTGGTCGTCTCGCGCATGACGACGCCCGGCGCCTGCGCGGCCGTCGTCGAAACGATCAGCGCGGACGCGAGCACCCATGCGTGGTTCGAGAGCGGATCCTCGGCGCGGACGATCGCGGGCTGCCGCGAGTTCGCGAGCGCCTGGATGTAGGAGACGACCGAGTTGTTGAAGAGCTTCCGGCTCGCGCCGTCGGCGGGCGCGTCGCGCAGGTCCGCGATCGCGAGCGCGTCGCGCAGCGGTAGGCCGTTCGGGCCAAGGATCGAGGCGCCGGGCATCGGCGGTCAGACCTTCGAGGGGATAACGCCCTTGGGGAGACGCGCGTAGGCCGCGGCCGGATCGACACGCTTGGGGGCCGGCTCGTCGACGTCCGTCCCGAACACCGAGCTCCAGAAGAGGTCCGGCCCGTAGAAGGACTCCATCGCGTCGATCAGCGCGATCGTTCGCACGGCGCGCTGCACCGCTTCGACGTCGACCTCGAGCTCGTACGCGATGTGGGGCTCCGCGCCCGCCCATTCGAAGAACGATCGTTGCCCGACCCAGTCGAAGAACGGCAGGTCCTCGTCGGGGCTCTCGTCCGCGGCCGTCGCGGGCACCGGCGCGACGATCTCGGGCTCGGGGTCCGCGTCACGCGGCGTCAGCTTCCTCGGCATCGGTCAGTTCCTCCGCCGGCCGATCCTAGCCGCCCGGAGGAGCTAGAACAGGGCCGACTCAGAGCGACCCCTCGAGGACCATGATCCCGGGCTTGACCACGCGGTGCTTCCGCATCTGCCACGCGATCGCCCACTTGAAGACCGTGTCGTCGTGCGCGCCCGAGTCGGCCTCGAACTTCCCGCTCGGCTGCAGGCGGAACGACAGCGCTTCCGAGAGCAGGTCCGCGTCGCGCACCTTCATCGACCCGTCCTCGATCGCTGCCGCGAGCTGCTGGAGCATGATCGGCCGCGACTCGCCATCGGTTGACCAGCCGGGGCGCCCGTGCCGCGTCCACGCCATGCCGTCCGCGCCACGTTCCATCTGGTCCGTCCCGCGCTTGAAATAGTAGAGCGACCCGCCGTGGAAGTGCGGGCGGTCGAGCCCGAGCTCGAGCACCTTCTGCAGCACGGCGTGGCCGTGGTTCTGCCGCTCGATCCCGACGAGCGCGTCGTTGTATCGGCGCGAGACCCGGACGCAGTGGGCCGCGAGCGTCGGCGGATTGAAGATCCCGTGCGCCGTCGCGACCTGCGCGCCGGTGTCGCGGCGCAGCACGCCGAGGCCGCACGGGTCGCAGCCCGGGATCCCCTCCGACGTGTCGCAGCCGATCACGTACTCGACGCCTTTCTCGGGCGCCTCCCACTCGACCTCGTATCCGCCGGGGACGTGCTTTCGCTCGTACGTGCGCAGCGCGCGCGCTAGCGCCATCACCTTGTCGACGTCGAAGTAGCAGGTGCCGCTAGTAAGGAAACAGTTGTGGACGAGAATCCCCGAGCCTCCGAAAACGGGTTGGCCGTCCATCTGGAGGTCGTAGACGATCCCCGGTTGCTCGAGGGGCACTACCGACGTCACTCGGTCGATCAAAGCGTGATCGGCCGCACGGCGCCCCCTGGTCGCCAGCTCGATCCGCTGCCTCGAACGCTTGCGCGCGGATCGGAACCCGACTTCCCGCATGAACTTCAGCGCGTCCCGCGAATTGAGGTACAGCTCCGACCCGAAGTACGTCTTGTTTCTGGCGATCTTCTTCACGCGCCGATGGAACGCGTGAATCCCCAGTCCCAGCAACAGCAGTTGAACGTCCCGCGCGAAGGTGGCGTCCTTGCTGAACCACCTGACACTTCCGCCCGTTGGCGAGACCCAGCCATCGGCCTCAAAGAGAGCCGACAGGAATGCGACCACGTGCGTCCTCGGGCTCCGAAAGATGCACTCGGGAACGCAGACGAACCGCTTTCGTCCCCGCGTCTTTCTGTCCTGGAGTAGGCCGAGCTGATCGAAGACCTCGGCCGCGCGCCGACGACGCGCGCGAACGACCGAAGCCCCGCGCCGATAGGTCACGGTCGACTTCTCGAAGAAGCGACGGAGGATACCCGCGACCTCCTCGACGACGTCCTGGTCCTTGCGGCAGCAGCACACGTCGATCGTGTCGCCGTCGAACGACCCGTCGCCCATGAAGTAGCCGAGGAAGGTCGCGAAAGGCATGTCGATCGTCAGTTCGCAGCGCACCCCTGCGAACGATGTCCATCGCTGGACGTGCTCTGCCTCTGCGAACTTCGGAGGACTGAGCTTGACGTGGTCTCCAATTGATTCGTCTGCTCGCGCAAAACCTCCGAGCGATCGAGCGAGCCTGTGGTCCGGAGTGCATCGAAGCTCGAACCCCATCTCCGTCGTCACGCGCACGAGCTCGCGCTGGCCCACCTCCGCGACCGCCACGACGCGCCCAGTGGAAAGCACATCGCCTGAAACAACCTCGCGAATCGGGATGATCCCGCGCGCCGTCCCGACGCGCTCTCCGCCGTCCAGGCAGCTCTCGTCGTCCTCGGGGTATTCTTGTTTAAAGAGTCGGCGTAGCTCGCCCTTCGTCGCGCGGCGCCACGCGATCTGTGCCGTCGTCAGGCCGTGCTGCGCGACCAGGTCCTGCTCCTCGGCGTCGAGCGTGGCTTGGATCTCCTCCGGCTCGTACGTCCCCGGCGCCGCGACGTTCAGCGGGTCGTCGAACCAGCGAAGGAAGATCGGCCACCACGGAACGACGCCGCGTTTCGCGTCCTGGAACAGGTGGTAGAACCACTCGCGCCCGTTCGGCGTGCCCTCGAGCGACACCTCGCCGTTCGACGCCGCGCGCGTGATCGCAGCCATCACCGAGTCCATCTCCTCGGCGTTGCGCTGGCCCGGGCACCAGTACGGGACCTCGGATCCGTGCACGCGCTGATAGGTTTCGCCGCGCGCCGTCGCGGAGCCGCTCGCCGTGCCGACGCTGAAGTAGGACCCGTTCGCGAAGCGCATCCGCGACTCGGAGCCGGCGCCGATCAGCGGCGGCGCGTCCGGGTCGCGGTCGTGGAAGAGCTTCACCGTCGGGAAGATGTTGCGCGCCTTGCGATCGGTGTCCGCGAGCGACAGCACCCACGAGTTCGGGCGATCCGCGGCGACGAGGTAGCTCTCTATTTGCTCGATCGACGTGATCCCGCCGCGCCTGTACTTGGGGACGATGAATCGCGTGAACCCGCGCGCGCGCCCGAGGCGCTTCATCGCGACGTAGCGGCGCTGCATCGGGAGCAGCTCGGCGGGAACGATCGGCGGAGCGCCCGACGCCTCCCACGAGGCGCCGCCCGCGAGCGCAGCCGAGGCCCGCTGCCCGGCCGAGAGCAGCCGCGCGGGCTTGTCTGTCCGGATCCACAGGCGCCGCCGTGCCGCGGACACGAGGGCGAGGGGCGGCGGCTCGGCCCCCTCCAGCTCCATCAGCCGCCGGTTGCGCCGGTCCTCGAGGTCGCCGACCTTCTCGGCCTGGTCGGGGAAGGCGCCCACGGCCGCCCGCCAGGGGATGCGGACGACGTCGTAGCCGTCCTCGCCGTTGGCCGCGTGGGCGAACCAGTGGCCCCGGGTCGGCGCCTGGCCCGCCAGGACGACCAAGCCGGCGTCCGCGGCCCCGGCGCGCACGGCGGGGTTCTCCCCTAGGCCGTTGCACCCGTGGGCGAACAGCCCGGCCAGCGAGTCCGCGGCCAGGTCGTCGAGGTCCTCGGGCGACTCTGCCAACCACAGGACGCAGCCGCCGGCCCTGACTACCCTAACGCGCCCCGAACGGCCGCCCCGGGCGCGCGGCAGCCAGCGCCTGGCCAGCGCGACGGCGCGATCGCGCCCCGGGCCAACCAGGACGACGTCGCCGCGCCTGGCGAGCGCCAGGGCCAGCAGCGAGGCCTGCGCGCGGACGTCGAGCGCGGCGTGCACGACCGCGACGCGGCCCGACGCGCGGGCGATCGCCTTCCAGGGCGCGGGGATGGAGATCTTGGTGGTCAATCTGCTGCGGATCTGCTGCGGATCTGCTGCGGATCTGCTGCGGATCTGCGGTGCAGTTCGAGGTGGCACCGTCGACAGACCCAGCGCACCTCGAGCGGCTTCGAGTAGTCGTCGTGATGCATCTGCGCCGCGGACTCGCAGCCCTCGCACGGCTTCCGCTCGATCTTGCCGCGGCGCAGGTAGACGCGGGCGTAGCTTCGGCAGTTGCTTTTTCGGCGCTGTTCGTCGGTTAGGCGATGCGTCTTTCTCCAGCCACGCATCCAGCGCGCGTGGCACTTGAGACAGGTTCGCTGCCCCGCTCGCCGCTTCTTGTGGCGGCACGCCCCTTTGCCCCATCGAACCACGGGCGCGATCCTATTGTTTTCGTGGAACGTGTTCCACGTGACGCGCCCAGAACCATCACCCCAGTCGCTCCCGGATCGCCCGCGCGTCGTTGTCGGACTGCTTCGCCGCGGCCTTCGACGCCGCGCTGGTGTGCGCGACGCCGCTCGCGGACACGAGCTTGCGGAAGCTCTCCCCGCGCTGGCCGCGCTTGAACAGCGTGCCCCACAGGCCCGTCCAGAAGTTCCGAGCCGAGCGCGGGATCACCAGGTACTTGACGCCGAGCCAGATCAGAGCGCCCAGCCCGACATATTCCAGGAAACTCATGCCGCCTCCTCCGGGGTTGTAGTCCCCCCCGCCCGTGTCCACGTTGTTGACCACCTGCGCCGGCCGAAACGCGAAGCTCGCGCCGAGCGCGGCCAGGCCGATGTAGAGCGCGTTGACCGCGCTCACGCCGATCGCCACCGCGGTCGCGACGGAGGCGACGACCGAGACGACGATCTCGACGAGCTTCCCGGAGAACGCCTCGATCATCCGCGAGAACCATCCGCCGCTCGCGGCGTCCGCCGCGCGCCGCTTGACCTCATCGACGGTCGAAGGCGGATCAGAGGCGCAGGCGTGCGCGAGGGCGAACAGCGTGATGGCCGTCGCGGCGACGAGCCACCGCGCCCACCTTCGCCACCGGCGCTCGTTCACCGGATCCAGAGCTTCGAGCCGTCGAGCGGATTGATCACGCAGACCGACAGCGCCCCGTCCACCGCGCGACGCAGCGCTGACCGCTTCGCCGTCCAGAAGTTGTAGAAGGCCTCGCCCGCGGCGCCGACCTTCTTTCCGTTGCGGCTCTTCACGCGCCAGCGCCAGCATTGGCCTTCGCCGTCGAGCCTGCCCCTGTAGACCTCGACGTAGTTCCCGCTCTTCGCCATTCGTTCTCCCTCAGAGGCTCGCTCGGAGCCCGACCGCCGTCCCGTCCTCGTCGTTCCACCGATCGTCGCGCCGATACTCGAGCGTCGCCCAAACGCCGTCGCGCAGGAGGTAGCGCAGCTCGGGCCGCGCGGAGGTCCAGTCGCCCCCGTCCTCCCACCAGGTTCGCTCGACGTAGCCGCCGATCGACCAGCGCTCGCGCAGGGCGAGCTCGAACTGCGCCCGCGACATCACGCCGCCTCCGTCGTCGGAGATCGGGAACAGCTCGAGGCGGCAGAAAGGCTGTTCCCCTCCGGTCCACGGGTCGAGGTACGCGCCGAGGCGCTCCGTGGAGTTCCGCGAGCCGGTGAAGTCCTCGTACCAGAACGCGACTCCGGCGGCCGGGGCGAGGCGCGCGAAGACTCCGCCGCGCAGCGCGAAGCGCGCCGGGTCGTTCGCGAGGCTCGAGTAGAGGTCGAGCGAGCCGTAGACGTCGACGCGCTCGTGCGGGCGGGAGTGCCCCTCGAACGCCAGGTCGCGCAGGTCGCGCCGCGAGTCGACCGAGTATTCGACCGCGAGCCAGTTCGAATCGAACGGGTTGCGCGTCTCGACGCTCGAGGGCGCGTGCTCCGCCCGGTTCTCCCAGGGCCAGCCGAGCGCCTCCGGCGCCGTGGGAGCTGCCCGCGCGGCCGGCTGCTCCTGGTCCGGGCACTCGCCGACGATCGGGTAGGCCGCTCCCTGCACCCGAGCGCAGGAGCACATCGCCAGGGCGAAGACGAATCGAAGAGTGAACCGCATGGGCCGGACGCTACCAAGGCGCCGGCGCCGGAGCACGCCCCTACTTCACGCCGTAGAGTTTCACGACGACGCCGTCCTCGCCGGGGTCGCCGACGACCCCCGTCCCCGCCTTTGCCCCGCCGAGACCGCCCGCGGCCGAGCAGGAGATCGTGTCGGCGACCGTCGTCTCGGAGAGCACCGCGACGAGCCCGCCGCAGCCGCCCCCGCCGCCGCCCGTGTTTCCGGCCGGGTCGCCGGCGCCGCCGACTCCGCCCTTGGCCTGAATCGATCCGGCGCCCGAGATCGCGCGCGCAGCCACGACGAGCATCCCTCCGGACGCGCCGCCGCCGCCGCCCTTCTTGACGCCGTCGCCGCCGGCGCCCCCGCCGCCCGTCCCGGCCTCCAGTAGCTCGCCCTGCGAGTCCCCGGTGAGCAGCGGGACGATCTGGTGCACGACGCGCATCCCCCCGTTCGCGTCTGGGAAGGCGGTCGACGCTCCCGCCGACGCTCCCGCCCCCGTGCCGCCGTCGCCGCCTTGGCCGCCGACGCCGCAGGTAGCGTTGTCCCGCGCGGCTCCGGCCGAGCCGGCCACGTCCCCGCCCGCGCCGCCCGCGTTCGATCCGCCGAGGAACTGCCGGGCCACGCCCGCCCCCGCGGCACCGCCGGCTGCTCCGGCCTGCCCCGCGTTGCCGTCGAAGTGGATCGCGCCGTCGAGGAAGAGCGCGCCGGAAACGAACAGGCTCCAGCCCTGCATGTTCAGCGACCCGCCCGATTTGATGGTCAGGTTGCGGTAGAAGAGGTTGTTGGACGCGACCTGCGCGTCCGTGATCGTCCGGTCGCCGTCGAGGCCGTCGCCGAAGACGCCGAGGTTCATCCGCGTGTTCGCGCTCTCGGTCGTGTCCGCGAGAGTCGCCTGGTCGATGTTCGCGGGCTGCGAGAGGAACTCGCCTATCCCGCGCACGACCTCGGTCAGCTCGATCGTTCGCTGCTCGAGCTCGTCGATCCCGAGCTCGCGGCGCCGAATATCGTCGTGCGGAAGTCGTTCTTCGGACATCGTCGAATCCCTTTCTCGAACGGTTAGAAGCCGTATCCTTCGCTGATCCAGAGCGCGACGGCGGCTCCGCCGAGCTCGGGTCGCCAGTTGCGCAGGCTCTGCGCGCGCGCCTGGGTCACGAAGCTCGCGAACGTCCCGCTCCCCCCCACCACGGTGTCGTAGGTCGCGATCGAGCGCGTCGCGTCCGGGAAGTCGCCCGCGCCGACGACCTCGTCGTCGCCGCCCCCCGCGTTGCCAAGGTGCGCCTTCCACGCCGCCTGGTTCTCGTTCGATCCGTTGTATCGGTAGCGCGCCCCGGAGGCCGCGCCGCTGAGGAGATGGCACGCGCCAACGTTCCAGCGCGACCCGTTGTCGAGGTTGTGCTCGAAAACGTAGTGCGAGCCCGTCGAGTAGACCTTGGCCTGGTCGAACGAGTGCGTGCGGAACGGGTCGGCGGTCGCCGACTCGTTGATCTTGCAGGAGCCGAGCCACCCGTAGATCCGGTTCCCGTTCGTCCAGAGGCGCTGCATCCGCGTGCCGTTCGTGACCGGCCAGGCCGGGTACACGATGAACGGGTGCGGGTCGGTCGACGTCCCGCTGTCGACCAGGCAGTTGTTGTGCCAGTCGACGCTCGTCGAAGTCGCCCCGCCGCAGTGCTCGAACGCGTAGCCCCAGCCTCGCGCGGTCGAGCCGTTCGTGTCGCGCCCCTCGGTGATGCAGTTGCGCTCGGAGTGGACGTCGGCCAGGCCGTCGGCCCACCCGCCGACCGGGTCGAGGCCGAACATCCCGAAGGCGATCGCAGCCCGCGAAATCATGTTGTTGTTCGCCTCGAAGTTGCTCGAGCGATTGAGGACCGCGCAGCCGGCGACCTCGAGGAACAGATTGCCGTCCGTCTCGACGCCCGAGCAGTCGTAGCTCGAGCCCGAGCGCACGAGGATCCCGTGGTGGTTCACGCCCGGGGTGACCTCTCCGATCTTCGAGAAGACGTTGTCGTTGATCGACGAGTTGTAGGTGCGCGCGCAGTAGACCCCGGTCGCCGGGTTGCCGACGCTCGCGTAGATGTCCGCGATCACGTTCCTGTAGATCGTGATCCGCTGCGCGACGTGCAGGGCGACGACGGGCGGGTCGATCCGGACGCCGTCCGCGCAGTTCTCCAGGTAGCATCCGGTGATCGTGACGTCGGAGGCCGTCTCCGCGATCCGAATCGCGGCCGGCGTGCCGGCCGAGCCGTTGTAGCTGTGCGCCGAGATTCGGATGTCCTCGACGCGAACGAACTGGACGGGCACCGAGAAGCGTAGGCCGTCGGAGATCCCCGACTTGACCTTCGGGCGGGCCCCGGTGAGGGAGAGGCCGTAGGACCCGATCCGCTGTGGCCGGATCGCGGAGCGCCCGCTGGTCGTCCAGTTTCCGAGGGCCTCGGTCCACTCGTCGTTCCAGAGCAGGAGCAGCGCGTCCTCGGCTCCCTGCCTCATCAGCGCCTTGCCCGCGGCGAGCGTCGCCTTGGGGGTCAGGGGGGTCAGCCCGTCGTTCGCGTCGCTCCCCAGGCTCGAGGAGACGTACACGTTGTGCGGGGTGACCGGCCCGGTCCCTCCGCCGGCGAAGCTGCCCTGCGTCGCGCCCCACGAAAACTGGCTGAAGGAAACCATGCTCGTCGCTCCTCGTCTCGGCCCTCGGACTCGTCGCCCATGTTCTACTTTGCAGCGGAGGTCGTCGCAAAACGCCTCAGGGGCCGGCCGCGTCGACGGCAGCGCGCGCATCGACGACGGGGCCGCACGCCATCGGCTGCGCGGTCAAGATCAGGATGTCCTTGATCCCGCGGCCGGTGAGCGCGGGGTTCGCAGCGCCCACGAGACCGGCTACGCCCGCGACGTAGGCTGTGGCGACGGCCGTCGAGTCCGTCGCCCCGTAGCCGCCCTCGACCGTCGTCGTCGCGTGGCCGGGCGCCCAGAGATCGACCTTCGGCCCGAAGTTCGAGTACGACGCACGAGTGCCGTCGAGGTTGCACGCGCCAACGACGAGCAAGCGCGCGTCGTTCGGGCCGCGTAGCCGCTGCCCGCCGGCGAAGTTCGTCCCGGCCGGACAGATGAGGATGCGCTCGCCGCCCGCCGAGAAACCGTCGAGCACGGCGTCGAACTCGCGGCGGGCGTGCCATCCCAGGAGCGCGTAGCCGGTGACGCCGATCTTCGCGGGAGTCGACTCGGCGAGCGCGAAGGCTTCGGCGAGGTGCTCCTCCGACCAGATGACGCGGTAGGCGTGAAGCGTCGCGTGCTGACAGACCCCCGCGATCCCGAGTCCGTTGTTCGTGTCGGCCGCGATCACCCCCGCGTGCCAGGTCCCGAGCGCGGAGAAGGGCGGGGGTGCGGGCTCGACGAGCACGTTCTCCGTCAGGTCCTCGTGCGCGAAGACCCCGGTGTCGAACTGGGCGATGTGAACCGCGGCACTCCCGGTCGTGACGTCCCACGCCTCGGGCACGCGGATGAGCTGCAGCCCCCACTGGCTCGGGAAGTATGGGTCGTTCGGGGCCTGCGCGCGCGCGGACCCCGCGGTGAGTGCGAAGGCCGCCAGAGCCAGCAGCACGAGCGGCGCCTTCGGGACCGGTCGCCCCCGCGCGAGCGACGCGAGCCAGACGACGGCGTCGATCAGCAGGTCGAGCAGCCGCCAGCCCGCGTGGAAGAGGAGGCCGATCAGGAGGACGGCGAAAACGTTCACGTCGGTCGTGGTGGTGAAGTTCATGCCCTGGGGATAACGCCGGCCGAGGCCACCGTCAAAGTGGGCCGCCCGCAGAGATCCCCCCCCCCGGCGGGCGGCCGTCGTTCTCTTCCGCGAGACGCCCCTAGCCGGCCGGGGCTCGCGCGCGAAAAATCACTCGTCCGTCGGTGCCCCGACCGTCGCGGTCGCGCTGCCGGGCGGGGTGAGCGTGACGGTGACGAGGACCTCCTCGTGCAGCGTGATCTCGGGCGCCCCTTCCGGGCCGTCCGTGTCCGGCACGAACAGGTCCAGCGTGACCGTCGCGGTCCCCGGGTTCGGCGACTTGACGTCGGCGTTCAGGCCGTCCGGCCGAAACACGACCTCGGCGACGCTCGGATCCGAGGAGACGATCGACACCGTCGACCCCGACGGCAGGCTGCCGAAGTCGGGGAACACGACGCCGCCGCGGCTCTTGACCTCGAAGCCCACGGGGAACTGCTGGTTGTCAGGGAGGGATACGTTCTGGCTCATGGCTACCTCTCGTTGGTGGGTCTCCCCACGACTACTCGGGCGGAAAAAGGGACGAGCCTCGGCGGGTGAGCCCGCTCGAGCGCGTCCGCGATCCTACGCAACTCCCGCGCGATGGTCCCGAGCGCGTCGATCAGGCGCGGGTCCGCGGGGATCTCGATCTTGACCTTCACCGGACCTCCGGAACCCTCAGGCTCGGGTTGTCGCGCGCGAAGCGCAGCATGAGCGACTCCATCTGGGGGCGCGTCCACTGATCGGCCAGCCGATCGTTGAGCCTGTCGACCGTGTACGTGACGTCCCGCAGGCCACTTTTCACGGTGGTCAGCTCGGTCCGGATCGGCTCGATCGACGCCTGCGACTTCGAGTTGACGTCGTCGAACTTCGAGTTGAGCCACACGACGGCCGACACGACGACGACCAGGAACCCGACCGTCGTCTTCGTCTTCTCGGTCAGAACCATCGGAGCGTCCTCGCGGAGTGCGGTTCGAGCATCGTGATTCCCTTCTAGCCTTTCGTCGGGTACGGCGACAAACCGACCGGCCGGTGCTGTCCCCACGTCTTGGCCACGCGCGTCGTCCGGAGCTTTGGGCGACGGCTCGGCGGATGGACCTTTCGAAGCGCGCGCGCGAGGCGCTTCTCGTCGACGGTCCCGTCCGCGCGCAGCGCGCCGCACGCCCGGTACTTCTGGAGCAGGAACTGCGTGCGCCCGACGAGGATCGCGAGCGGCGGCGGCTCATCGACCAGCGGCTGCACGGCGCTCCCTCCGGAAGACGAACCACTCTCGGAAGCCGACGCGCGTCAGGAGGTAGAAGTCCGCGCTCGGCTGGTCCGCGCGCGTCCAGCACGGCCAGTGGCGCTTCGCGACGGTGCCGCGGCGCAGCCACCCCCGCGAAAGCAAGTACGCGACGGCCGAGCCGACCCTGATGACGATCTTCGGCGCCGGGCTCCGGCGCGCGTCGTCGTTGCGCCGCTCCCAGTCCTCGACCATCGCCTCGAGGACGACGAGCGCGTCCCGGTCCGCCCGGCCCCAGGCCGCCAGAGCCTCGGGCTCGGATGATTGCCCGCTAGCTCTCATCCGGGGTCGTCCGCCGGGTTCGATCGGCCCTGGTCGATCAGGTCGCCCTGGCGCGGGACGAGGTTCGCGCGCGCCGCGGGCGCTCCGCCCTTGGCGACGAAGCCCGGGGGCCGGCCGACCGGGACCTCCGACGCGACGACGTCGCGTGCCTCGACCGCGTATCGCGACCCGTCGTCGAAGCGAACGAGGCAGTCCCCGCCCCCGAGCAGGCGCTCGACCGTGCCGGGCTTGCCGTTCGCTGTCACTCGTTCGTTGATGCCGATCACCGCGCGCGCCTCCGATCGAAGAGCACGCCGGCGAGGATCATGGCCGCCCCGCCGGCGCCTCTTGCCAAACACCCAGGAGAGGAACGGCCCCCCGGCCGCTCGACCTCGAAACTACGGACTCGGGGGAGCCTTGTCGATCGGAGGCTAGTCGGGGATCGGGACCGTCTGCCCCGCCAGGGCGTGATCGCAGTCCCCGAGGAACTCGATCCGGCCCGCGACGACGAAGCTGTGGCAGCGCGGCTGGGACTTGAAGCCGGGCTCCGTCGCCTTCCAGCCGTGCACCAGGATCGACGGCGAGAGCGTCGGCCGGCCATCGGCGTCGAGCGCGAGCGCCAACGGCCCGGCCCCGCTCGAGTTCGCCGCGCCCTCGACAGGCACCGCGTGCGGCTCGTCGCAGCCGGGGCACCACCACCAGGCCTGGCGGCCGGTCGAGCCGTCGGCGTAGCGCGTCGGGACGACCTCCCAGGAGCTCATCGGAACGGCTCGACGCGAGGTCTCGCGCGGGCGGGCGGGCGCGCGCGCGAGGCGGGGAGTGGTACGACAGGCGAGAGTCGGGGTACGTCGCCGTCTCGCGCCCGCAGCGCGCGCACCGCCAGATCGAGACGCGCTTGTTCCCCCTCGCCCACGGATCCCACGCGCAGACGCGGGGTGTCGCGCCCCAGGCGTGCCCGAGGACCAGGCAGACGGCGCGCGCGCATAGGGTCGGGAACGAACTCGACGGGGAGCATCCGAAGGCACTCCTCGGTCCTCGGAACTCCTCAACCACCCCCTCCCCCCTTCCCCTCGCGCGGCGTCGTCATTCGATCGTCACCGTCCTCTCCTCGTCGCCACGCCCGGGCTTGCCGAAGCCGAAGAGCATCGCCGCCCACTGGACCTCGATCCGCGCGAGCACCTCGATCAGGTGCGCGTCGAGCAACGGCCGAACGCGCTTCGCGGTCGTCCGCACGAGCGTGCCCGTCGCCGTGTCGCGTTTGACCTGCACGACGCTGTCGCTCGTCACGGGCAGCGCGGCAGCCGGGTCGAGCTGCTGCTCGTAGAGCTCGAGCGCCTTCTTTCGCAGGCGCGAAATCTGCGCGAAACCGTCGAGCGCGTTGACCCTAAAGCCGTCCGCCAACTGAACTACGGCGCGTGCCTGCACCTCGCGGGAAGCCTGCGCGAGGGCCTCGATTCGCTTCGGGACCCAGCCCTCCTCGTCGGCGTGGCGCTGGAGCGTGCCGTAATTGACGCCGTGCTTCTTCGAGATCGAGACGAGGGACGACGTCGGGTCGGAGCAGAACTCCAGGCGCAGCGCGTCCCAATCGTGCTTCGACGGGTGGTAGATGGGCACGCCCTTCATCCGGCCCTTGACCGAAGCCGGCGGCCGGTTCGCCCCCTGCTTCTTCTTCGCGGGTGCTCCGCCAGCCGCGTCCGTCGTCTCCGCCACGGCCCCGATCCTAGCGTCAGGCCACGACGTTCCAGAACAGCGCGCCTTCGGCGGCCGTCGCCTGGGCGGCGGCCCAGGCCTTCCGGTCGTAGTTCCCGTCGCACGGGAACGGGCACGGGGCCCGCGACTCCTCCTCGAACGGGACGCCGGCGGGTACGACCTCGACGTTCGGAGGCATCGCCTGCTTCGACCACCGGGACTCCAGGCCGACGGCGACCGCGCGCACGCGCGAGGCGGGCTTCGGTCCCTCGCCCAACTGGCAATACGGCACGACAAACGTCGATTACTCCTGGCCGCTGTATCACTCGTTCCAGACGCTGCGCAGCTATCGGCAGACGCGCTTCCGCGTCGAT